GCGGTAATAACGACAAAAACCAAATTTGGGTTAAGCCCAAGGTGGTCCGGGACTACACCCAAAAGAACAAGCTCAACCAGGCCACCTACACGGCACGTTCCAAGGCCGACAAGCTGCCCGAAGGGTTTCCGGGTGATCCAGCCAAAGTATACCAGAAACCCTGGTCTTGGTTCAGCGGTAATAACGACAAAAACCAAATTTGGGTTAAGCCCAAGGTGGTCCGGGACTACACCCAAAAGAACAAGCTCAACCAGGCCACCTACACGGCACGTTCCAAGGCCGACAAGCTGCCCGAAGGGTTCCCGGGGAACCCAGCCATCACATACCAGAAACCCTGGTCTTGGTTCAGCGGTAATAACGGCAAAAACCAAATTTGGGTTAAGCCCGAAGTGGTCCGGGACTACACCCAAAAGAACAAGCTCACCCTGGCCACCTACGCGGCACGTTCCAAGGCCGACAAGCTACCCGAAGGGTTTCCGAGTAATCCAGACCGCTCATACCAGAAACCCTGGTCTTGGTTCAGTGGACGAAGTCGTGGAATTAACAGTAAGAAATCCCCGATCGTCGTCCATCAGGGCGATATGACAATCACCATGCCGAACCCGCCCTCCGAGGTGACGTAGTGGTACAAGGATAAATAATGACAAAAGATCAAGCAGATCAGGGGTTTTGGAGTGCTGGTAAGGCGTTGGATGAGGCATATGAGATCTACGATGTCACATGCGAGGTGCTATCCAAAGCTCTCAAAACAGAGATGAAGCCAAACAAAAATGGAATTATGCAGACCCAGACCGTGATACGGCGAACCATTGTTGGTATATGATAGAACAGGCTTGTGACGAAGCCCGACAGTCAAAAGATAACGCACAGAAGTCTGTCGACAAAGCTCTACAAGCTTACAGAGCCACAAAGCAGATATGGTATAAAACATTCATCAAGGAGGTCACTCCATGAAAAATCACGAATCACAAGCAACCAACAAGTCGAATAGATGGTCCTCGCCTGCCACAGTTGATGGTCAACACCCACAAGCACCGAATGAAAGCGAAGAGCGCCTTTACTTGAAGTCCAACCCCAAGCCGATTCCTACTCAACCCAAGAAGGAGAAGTGAAATGTCCGATCACGTTACGGTAGCTGCCATGAACGGAGCACAGCTTACCCCACCTAATCTATATAGCATGACGATCCTCAAAAAACTGTGGTCCAAGACCCCCTCGGTAGCAAAGTGGCTTGCGTGCATTTTAATTGCCCTCGGCGGCGGATATCTGGCCGGCCGATACGCCAAGCCGGACAAGGTGGTGACCCGGATCGAGACCAAGGTGGTGACCAAGATCGAGACCAAGGTGGTCGAGGTGGTCAAATGGCAGACCAAGATCGAGTACCAGACCGTCGAGAAAGTCGTATACCGCAACCAGGCGATTTTGGCCCAGACGGCCGATAGCGACTGCACGGAGCGATTCTACACTTCAGGTGTATTGCGTTATCGTCATTGTGTCAACCACACTCAGACATCCGCTCACCTGACCCAAAGCGGATCGTCCAATACTACTAATACCGGATCGACCGCGAGCAGTGGTAGCAGCTCGACCACGGCCAGCCAGACGGCCAGCCAGACCAGTTCGACCACCAGCACCACCACGACCACTAACCGTGACAACCGATTCCTGCTCAGCTTGAGCGTGGGCACGGATCTGTCCCTCCCACCACATGCCATCTACGGTGCTGACGCAAAATTCCGCCTCCTGGGCCCGATCTGGGGCGGCCTTTGGGGTTCAGCAGGCCGCCAGCAGGCCGCCGGTCTCTCACTTGGCTGGATGTTCTGATAAATGCGTAGACGAATATCGCTCAGGTAGTGTTCCAGCGCGATCACGGTGTTTGTTTTATCGGCGGTCTGAGCCAGCACCTCCTGGTTCCGCCATTTGACTACCTCGTTGGTTTGGTATTCGGTCACCGTCTGCCACTTCACTACTTCGACCACCTTGACCTCGATGTTGGTCACTATTTTGTCGGGCTTCGCGTAGCGGCCAGCCAGCCAGCCAGCCCCTGCCACCGCTACGAGAACAACAAGCCATTTTGCGACAGAGGGGGTCTTTGACCATGCATTTTTTAGGATCGTCATGTTATATAGATTAGGTGGGGCGACACTGTACTAAGTATTGAAAGGAGATCGGATGCCCAGACGACTACCGCTTTCGCGCACGTTAACTACCACCAAGGGGATGTGTCGATGGTGCGGAGAAGTTGTACCAAAAGGCCGATACAGCTGGTGTTCCGATAAATGCGTAGACGAATATCGCTGTGAGGCCTGGCCGGCCAGGACCCGCCAGGTAGTGTTCCAGCGCGATCACGGTGTTTGTTCGATCTGCGGGCGTGATTGTGAACGACTCCATGATAAGCTAATGCGGTTTGCGCCTATGGGTTGGGTGTATAACTGGCAATTACCTCGGTACAAAAAATGGATCTGGATCCGAGGGTGGTTGATCCGGCTCGGCCTCGTCCGATCGCTACATAGCATTACTGTCCGATCGCTATGGGAACACGATCATATCGTACCCGTGATTCATAGAGGACTAACTCAGCTAGCCAACCTACGCACCCTCTGTGTGCCTTGTCACAAAGCGCAAACACGTAAGCTCGCTGCCGAGCGAGCCGCCATACGTAAAAAACAGACACCTAGAGGCCCAAAAAGACTGATCGCCAACCACCTAGACGCGTCGGTTAGCAGATCGCACCACACCGTGCTAACATAATCATAGAGGATTCAAAAATGAAAACCTACCTAGGCCTAGACGCTCCGCTCCCCGATAACGACACCCCACCTCACCCCATCGACATCGTAGCCGCCTTGGGGCGCACTCGACGGTTTGGGGGATGGGGGTCGACGGAGTGGACGGTGCTACACCACACCGTGCTCAGCTACATGTTGTACGTGCGGTCCTTCGGCCCAGCGGGCGCTATGCATATGTTGGCTCATGATATGCATGAGGCGTATACGGGCGATATTCCGTCCCCTGTCAAGAACCTACTGGGCCGAGAAGAAGTCAAGGACCTAGAAAACCACCTAGACGAGCGGATCTACCTCATGCTAGGGGTCAGTAGGCTCAAGCCTGGGTCGACCGACGAGTACTTGGTAAAGGTGTGCGACACTGCGTCGTTGATTGTTGAGGCGTGGTATTTTGGCCCACAGGGCGCTGGTCGAGCTGCCTTTGCGGGGATCGGTAAAACCAACTGGACCACCATCGAGACCAACAAGAAGCGCGACATCGCCCGAGTGATACGTCAGTCGTGCCCTGAGGTCTACGAGGCCATGCTAGAGACCCCGGAGTACCATATCGCCGCCTCGCCCGACCAGCCGGTGGATAATTCGTGGATACCGGAAATTACATGACAAGAATAGTCCTGACCACGAATCACGGCGAAAACAACCTGCGCCATACCGTCCGGCTAGCCTCAGAAAACAACCCGGGCCAAGGGCAAGAAGGTTACAGGGCGTTGATGGAATTCATGCAGTCCATCTGCTATCTACCTGACCTTATACGACACGACGGCCCGTGCCCAGAACGCCTCAATATAATACACGATGGATCACGATGGACCATGGAGAGTATTACGGTAGTGTCTAGGCCCACAGAATAGTAGGAGCCCCCATGTCTGGTAAGTGGCAGACTCGACAGCAGCAGCACCGCCCCACCAACGAAAATCAGAGGTCTAGGGAGCTAGGAGACCTAAAACGCCAGAACCACCGCTTAGAGGTCCAGAACGCGCGACTACGGAAACAACTGAGCCGAGCCACCGAGGTCAAGGAGGGCTTCGAGGGGTACGAAGGCGAGCCGGACGACATCGAAACCAAGAACCAACCAACCGGCACATGTCCACAGCCCGGATGCTCGGGCATCCTAAAAACCCTAGACCTCGGCCCAAAAACATTTGAAATATGTCCTGCCTGTAAGTTTCGTCGCCTAGTCGCTTGACTCCTTGGTCCAGGCGTGGTACCGTGGTGTAATGAACTATAAGCTGATACAAAAAGTCGCCGCCAAAGCTGGGCACAGGCAACATCTACATGTAGTTATTATTACCAAAGGTGGAGCTATTCTAAGTACCGGCTATAACCACGGTGACACACACGCAGAGGTCATGGCTTTGACTAAGTTATGGCCGGCGGCTCGCAAAGGAACTCGGCTGTACTCATATCGTTTGTTAAACAACGGCAAGCTGGCGATGGCCAAGCCGTGTCTACATTGCCAGAAGGTTATTGAGCGGGCAGGGGTCAAGCAGGTGTTTTGGTCGGACCCTGACGGCAAAATCGTTAAAACCAAGGTTGGCGCCGGCGATTCGGCGTGTTATCATAATCACAAGGATCCATGATCGAATACAACAAACATAAGCCAGGAAAATATCGACTCATGGGCCCGGACGGCATCGTTCGCCCGTCGAGAACCAAAGGGGTCCTGGGAGGAAACCGACAGCTACACATCTACGGCCGACTAGACTGCTCGTCTGCGCTGCGATGGATCAAGAGAGGGCACTACGTGGCATATCGTGTCTTTTTCGCCAGCGAGTTGGCAGCCCTGGCCGCGGGATATCGCCCTTGTGCTCGGTGTCTCCCCGTCGAGTACGCGCAGTGGAAGGAGCTGCAAGATGAGTGAACAATGGCAAGACGAACCAACTGCTCTGATACTAGTAGATTTCTCGGCTATCGCCTATGCGTGCTGGTACTCAGCGGTCAAAGCCCAAGAGACCGCCGCCTCCGCGCTTGACGAACACGTTCGGGCCTGCCCTAACTGCGCTCGATCACATGCGTGTACCAATATCCCTGTGCAGTATGACGTCCATGCGGTCCTGCGAGACAATTTACTACTCAAGCTAGACACCATCGTGGCCGACACCCCCGCCAACTCCGTCAACGACTTGGTGTTGGTCTTGGACTCACACCCAGGCTGGAAATATGACCTATACCCCGCCTACAAAGGTAAGCGGGTCAGAGACGTGGACCCTCGACAAGAGGCAGAGGCGTTTTTGCGCAGGGAGTGTTCGAATATACGGTGGGTACAGGCGCCTGGCCAAGAAGCCGACGATGCCATTGCCACATTGGTAGCTGCCAATAAATCACAGCGCCACGTAGTTATCGTCTCAGGCGACAAGGATCTATGGCAGCTCTTTGATCCGCCGACAGTACGTATCTACGCCCCGACCACTAAGAGGTGGCTGGACGCCGACAAGATCGCCCAAGACTTTTACGGTCTCGCTCCACAACATATCCGACTCGCCAAGGCGATATGGGGTGATACGTCCGATAATCTGCCAAATTGCGCTCCCAGAGCCCAAAAACAACTAGTGCCACTGATTACGTCCTGTGATGGGGCGTTATTGGACGTAATCAAAAAAGCCAAGGAGCAAGTCAACCAGACATGTATGGCGCATCTATCCAAAAACATCGATCAAATCATCAAGAACTATACGCTGGTTGGGCTGCGTATGGACGCTGCATTGAATTGGACATAGGAGAAACGCATGGCACTGAAACTTATAGGATTACTCGGACATGCGGGTGCCGGCAAGGACCTGGTAGCCGACTGGCTGGTAGCCAACCACGGATTTAGTAAGATGTCGTTGGCGAGCGGAATGAAGCGGTTTGCGCAGTCGGTTTTCGATTTCAGCGATTCCCAACTATGGGGGCCAAGCGAAAATCGCAATGCGGTAGATCCGCGCTTCAACGATTCCCGCGAGTGGGATCGCGCATTGGAGCGATTGTTGATGACGGGGTGGTGGTGGTGTCGTTTCCTGTTCCATAGCGAACAGCGATCAGTGGCACATGATAAACTGGTCGATTGGTTTAATATGCTGGTTATTACCTATTACGAAAAAGCAGGAAACCAGCTATCTCCCAGGGTGGTGCTACAAACGATGGGTACCGAATGGGGACGTAACATCGACCCTCAAGTATGGGTACGAGCAACGGTCCAACAAGCTCGCGCGTCCGTGTCGCCGGTAGTCGTTTCCGATTGTCGCTTTGGAAACGAGATTGCTGGTATCAAGGACGCGGGGGGGTACATGGTGCGCGTCCGGCGGCCTGGTGCTCGGTTAGTGCGGATGGGGGTTGCGGGGCACGCCAGCGAGGCCGAACAGGACACCATTCCGGACACCGAATTTAATCTGGTACTCAACTGTCCAGAGGGATTAGTAGCCGTAAGACAAATGCTCGAAACCACCCTGTCGCCGATTCTACAGGCGCCTTCTGTTTCCAGCTAATTACTATCACTCAACGAAACGAAAGGATGTTATGTTTATAACCGCAACGATATCTCCAGGCACGTATTATTATTCGACTGTCTCCACTGATCTAAACCAAACACTCACCATGCTGGACTCAGCTAACATTAACTATCGCAAGTGGTCGATTAAAGAGCGCCTACACGGCGAACCATTTGAGGGCACCTGTGTAGTAATTGGCTGTTTGGGCGGTGGACCGTATGTTGAGATGATGTTCAAAGCTGACGGTAGTCTGGACCGCGTCGAACCGGCCTACGATCGAGACCCCGAGATAATCGTGGCTCACACTCACGACCACAAGGTGTGGGTAGAGAGGGTCGAATGATCCCTACAACGAACACGCCTACACGCGCAGAAATCCTGAAGATGATACGCGCTTTGCGCCCAACACCTATCCAACAGGCCGCCGAGCAGTTCCGATCGAGACACCTTGGCGCCGCCAAGGAACCAACAGAGATAGCTAAGACGCTCCCCGAAGCGTCTAAGACGCTTCCCGAACCTAGACGCTTTGAGCAGAAGACGCCACAGATTAAAGTCCGAGACGGCAACCAGCCCCTATGTGAACGAGCTATTCTGCTTCGAATAAAGAATGAAGACTCTTATCTGCCTCAGTCTCTTACCGACACTGAAAAAAACTACGTGTCGGCCGTATGTGACGAAATAGCGGCTTGGGCCCTTGTATTGCAGTGACCGTAAAACCTGTATTAAGGAGGATTTCTGACTATGATTTCCAAATACACTCTCTCCGACACCGACACGATCCTGCATTGTGGCCACACGTTACGTCGAATTCTTTACGTCGACGGGGTAAAGGGTGGATATGTCGAAGGAGCCTGGAATCTCTCACATAAAGGTAACGCCCGGATACTAGACGGCGCTTGTGTATTTGATCATGCTCGGATATCTGGTGACGCCCGGGTGTTCGGCAACGCCATGGTATCAGGCAATGCCTGGGTGGGCGGCAGCTCCTGGGTGTTCGGCAACGCCCGAATACTAGACGGCGCCTGTGTATTTGATCATGCTCGGATATCTGGTGACGCCCGGGTGTATGGTGTAGCCGAAGTGTACGGCTATGTCAAGGTATACGGCGACGCCAAGGTGAACTGCTGCGCCCAGGTGTTCGGCCACGCCCGGGTATTCGACGACGCCATGATATACGGCGACGCCCGGGTATATGGCGACGCCACGATATCCGGCAACACCAACGTGTCCGGCAACGCCCGGGTGTCCGGCAACGCCCGGGTGTCTGGCAATGCCAAAGTATTTGACAAAGCCCAAGTGTTCGGCAGCGCCATGGTGTTCGGCAACGCTATAGTGTTCGGCAACGCCCGGGTGGGTGGTCACACCAAGGTGTCGGGCGGCGACAAGATATGCGACGACACCTGCGTGTTAGGTGATAGTGCGGATACTTTGATTCACCAAAAATATCCAATGCCCCCAGTGCCAGACAACTCAAACGCAATCGAGCAAAATAGTAATACGACCGCCACAGGACCAGAAACAGATCTGGACATAGCGGTACGCCCATTTTCACGTAGTGGTGAGTCTACTATCGATACAGCACTGCGGACTCTCAATGAATACAAGGTAATGAAACGACAATTCGAAATCGCTAACACATACAACTGGCATCGCCTAGATCTCAGCTACCAAGAGGCTTTACAGGATATGTTTGAGTTTATCCGTGTCGGGCTAGGGCAAGAGAAAGCACCGAAGGGGTTTATACCGCCCCTCGTTCATCGACCGGTCTCAACAATCACTCTGCAGAATAGTAACCTAACACCTTCGATAATATAGGCCCCGACTATGACTACCCCAACCCCCAAGTACATCCTCTCCGACACCGACACGATCCTGCATTATGGCCGCACGTTACGTCGAATTCTTTACGTCGACGGAGTAAAAGGGGGATACGCGGAAAAATACAGTAACCTGTCACAGACAGGTACATGTCGGATCCTAGGCAACGCCAAGGTGTTCGACGACGCCATGATATACGGTGACGCCCAAGTGTTCGCCCACGCCAAAGTGTACGGCAACGCCCAGGTATTCGGTTACGCCAAGGTGTCTGGCAATGTCAAGGTGTCTGGCAATGTCAAGGTGTCTGGTTATGCCTGGGTGTCTGGCAATGCCTGGATATCAGACAACGCCTGGGTATGTGGCAACGCCCGGGTATATGACGACGCCAAGGTGTACGGTGACGCCCGGGTATATGGCGACGCCGAAGTGTACGATAACGCCCAGATATTCGGCGACGCTTGGATATCTGGCAATATCAAGATATACGGCAACGCCCGGGTATTCGACGACGTCCAGATATACGGCAACGCCCAGGTATTTGACAACGCCATGATATACGGTGACGCCCGGGTATATGGCGACGCCCGGGTATATGGCGACGCCAAGGTGTTCGGTTACGCCAAGGTGTTTGGTTATGCCGATATATATGGCGACGCCAGGATATCAGACAACACCAAGGTGTCCGGCAACGCCCAGATATACGGCAATGCCACGATATCCGGCAACGCCCAGGTGTTCGGCCACGCCAAGGTATCCGACAACGCCGGGGTGTTTGATAACGCCCAGGTGTCCGACAACGCCAAGGTGTCGGGACATGAAGGTCCATAATCAAGTTCTTTCGGGTCCCAACCCCTTGACATAGAAACCGTACCTTGTTATAATACCATTATGAAGAAATCAAAATACACCCTCTCCGACACCGACACGATCCTGCATTATGGCCGCACGTTACGTCGAATTCTTTACGTCGACGGAGTAAAAGGGGGATACGCGGAAAAATACAGTAACCTGTCACAGACAGGTACGTGTAAGATCCTAGGCGACGCCAAGGTGTTCGACGACGCCAAGGTGTTCGACGACGCCAAGGTGTTCGACGACGCCTGGGTATGTGGCAACGTCAAGGTATACGGCGACGCCAGGATATCAGACAACGCCAAGGTATTTGACGACGCCCGGGTGTCTGGCAACGCCATGGTGTCCGGCAACGCCATGGTGTCCGGCAACGCCATGGTATACGGTGACGCCCGGGTATATGGCGACGCCCGGGTATATGGCAACGCCAAGGTGTCTGGTAATGTCAAGATATTCGACGACGCTTGGGTGTCCGGCGATGCCGTGATATACAACGACGTTTGGGTATTCGGCGACGCCAAGGTGTTTGGTTATGCCGATATATACGACTATGTCCAGGTATACGACAACGCCATGGTATGTGGCAACGCCAAGGTATTTGACGACGCCTGGGTATGTGGCAGCGCCAAGGTATATGGCGCCGCCCGGGTATCAGACAACGCCCAGGTATACGGCGACACCAAGGTGTTTGGCGACGCCAAGGTGTTGGGGGACATGAAGGTCCATAATCGAGTTCTTTCGGGACCAAACCCTTTTGCGTTGACATAGAAACCGTACCGTGTTATAATACCATTATGAAGAAATCAAAATACACCCTCTCCGACACCGACACGATCCTGCATTGTGGCCACACGTTACGTCGAATTCTTTACGTCGACGGAGTAAAAGGGGGGTACGCGGAAAAATACAGTAACCTGTCACAGACAGGTACATGTCGGATCTCGAATCAGGCCAAGGTATACGACAACGCCATGGTATGTGGCAACGCCAAGGTATTTGACGACGCCTGGGTATGTGGCAACGCCAAGGTATATGGCGCCGCCCGGGTATCAGACAACGCTAAGGTATTTGACGACGCCCGGGTGTCCGGCAACGCCATGGTGTTCGACGACGCCAAGGTATTTGACGACGCCTGGGTATTCGGGTGCGCCCGGGTACATGACGACGCCAAGGTATCAGACCACGCCCGGGTATCAGATAACGCCCAGGTATTCGACGACGCCAAGGTATTTGACGACGCCAAGGTATCAGACCACGCCAAAGTATACGGCAACGCCCGGGTATCAGATAACGCCCGGGTATATGGCGACGCCAAGGTGTTTGGTTATGCCGATATATACGACTATGTCCAGGTATACGACAACGCCGAAGTGTACGATAACGCCCAGATATTCGGCGACGCTTGGATATCTGGCAATATCAAGATATACGGCAACGCCAAGGTATACGGCGATGCCGTGATATCCGACAACGCCTGGGTATTCGGGTGCGCCCGGGTACATGACGACGCCAAGGTATCAGACCACGCCAAAGTATACGGCAACGCCCGGGTATATGGCGACGCCTGGGTATATGGCGACGCCATGGTGTTCGGTTATGCCGATATATATGGCGACGCCACGATATCCGACAACGCCTGGGTATCTGGCAATGCCTGGGTGTACGGCAACACCCGGGTATCTGGCAACGCCCGGGTACATGGCAACGCCCGGGTGTACGGCAATGCCTGGGTATGTGGCAACGCCCAGATATACGGCGGCTCCTGGGTATGTGACGACGCCTTGGTACATGGCAATGCCCGGGTGTCCGACAACGCCAAAGTGTTGAGGGGCATGAAGGTCCATAATCGAGTTCTTTCGGGACCAAACCCCTTTGCGTTGGTATAAAACTCTACTGTATTATAATATCCACTATGAACACCCCAAAGTACACTCTCTCCGACACCGACACGATCATTCATTGTGGCCACACGCTATACTGTAGGGTGCTGGATGATGTTGATGTATTGGGGATGCTTGGGTGGCGGATAATGCCCAGGTGTACGGCAACGCCTGGGCATTCGGCGACGCCATGGTATCTGACGACGCCAAACTATACTGCAACGCTCAAATATCCGACGACGCCTGGGCATTCGGTGACGCTCTGGTATCCAGTCGCTCAAACGTTGGTGATGTCTAGATGTTCGGTAGGGCCGGTATCAAGATCGGTCCATTAATAACCCCAAGAGGTTGACAACCTCAACAAAATCATGTAAAGTCGGCTTGGTTGTGGCTTCTCGTCTACGATGAAGTAATATGAGTAAGGTTTATTCCTCTAAAACCTGCGCTAGGTGCGGTAAGACCTTTACGCCAACTGGCCCTACGCCTACCTCATGTGATCGTTGCCTGCTTACCCAACCGGTAGGAAAAACATTCGGGCGGCTCAAGGTATTGAAGTGTAATTTTAAGAAGAATTCCCAAGGTAGTCGACTAATGTGGTGTCATTGTCGGTGCCGGTGTGGCAAAACGACCGATACGACGATTTACAGCTTACAATCCAACAACACACGGTCTTGTGGGTGTTATCATCGCGAACAAACGTCTAAACGCAATCGTCTCCTTGAATCCGAGATAGCAAGGATCGCGGGTAGGGTATTTAATAAATACGAAACCAAACGAGAAAATAACTGCACTCGGATTCGAGGCACGTGCCATTATGGCGTGCAACACTCCAACTGGATATCGTTACATGATATTCAACAAGGCTCGGGCTGCTCCTGTAACAAAAACAAGGGCATAAGCGAAGAAAAGGTACGTATATGTTTAGAGTCACTTACCGGGCTAGAATGGCCTAATAGTTCTGAGCTTGAAAGGTTATCTTGGCTGGGGGCACAAAGCCTCGACTGCTACAACGCGGAACACAACAAAGCCGTCGAGTATAGCCCTGACTATACCCATAACAACCAACCCGCCATCGAACGCGACGCGACGAAGCGACGTCTCTGCAGGGCTAATGGGGTGGATCTGTTCTCCATTACGGTCGACGACCACCAATATAAGGATCTCGACACCTATATATGGCAACAAGCACAAAACATCGTTGGTAAGTTCCAGATCCCGGTGGTAAACGGCCAGCGCCCGTCGTTCGGAGACGTATACAAGAAAGTCGGGCACCAAAAACAAAAAACCATCGAAGATCGTCGAAAAAAGATAACGGCTTATTGTCAATCCAAGGGCGGTAGCTGTGATTTAAGTGACTGGGACGGAACAGTTCTCGGAAAATTAGCGGTATTCGAGTTTCCGGATCGGCGAGGGCGCCAAGCTGATTGTGTTTACAATAACATGATCCGCAGATCCACCTGGCCTTGGACCCGCGAATCTCAAGAGTTTCGACAAAAGCTCAGCGAGGCCCACGAACGCAAGCCCTTCTACGCCGTTCATATTATTAAGGCGATAAAAATAGGTCCGTTTCAGACACAGGCCGAAGGGGCTAGGGCCACCGGAGCTAGTCCAAGTCGCATCTCCGCCTGCTTACTCGGTAAACAGAAATCCACAAAGGGGTATCGATTTGAGTTCGCGTAGTAGCCCTTCGTACCTAGCACAGCAACCTCTGCCACGATATAGATACGAGCGCCCATGGCTAGGGGCTCCGATCGATTCACTACGCTACTACTTCGAGCACATGGCACTGTGACTGCCAAATGATCTCCCGGTAGGGACGAGCGATGCAGATGCAACCCTGACTGGCCTCGCCGTCTTGCTCCCCATCGTGATCGGTCAGCTCGTGGATAGGAACAGTTGACTCGGAGCGCATCATCCCGTGGATCAAAAAGTGCCCTCGCCCGAGCATGTCGTTTTCGGCATAGGGGTGTAATCTGAGAGTGAACCCACCTTTGATATCTTCCGGCGGACCGATCCGATACCGCCCCCTAACCACCGGACCGATCGATTTGACATGCTGCATATCCGGATTGTTCAGGCCGATCCCCGCCCCCGCATAGCCTTTACATACGGGTTCTCCAGCAGGGTTCCGTAGCTCGCCTTGGGACTGCGACCACGTCCAGCACTCTTTTTCAAGTTTTGTAGTTGTCATGTAGATAGATTACGTGCTATACTATCTACGGAGACGATGATGGCCAAAATATCGATCACCACCCCCGATATGACAGTGGCGCTGGCGCGACAACTACGCGATCTCACATGCCATAAGTTTACTGGCGGGATGAGGTCAGCGCTAGGCAGATGGCGTCACAAAAACAAAAGACTCCTGGTAGCTGTAGCGTGGAGTCGTAGAGTCCCCGTGGGGTGGGCGTGCGTACACGAAAGACGTAGCCCCCACGTGATGTGTCTGGATGTATATGTCCGGAAGCCGTATCGCGGTCGAGGGCTGGCTATCAGTCTGGTGAAGACGATTGTAAATCGATGCCTGGCCCTCTGTCCGGCCGTCACCCACGTGCATATCCGGCCCAGCACCGCCCAGGGGTGGCGGGTATACGACAGAGTACTAGGCATGGCGCGAGTCACAGCGGCCAAAAACGACGTAGTGAAAATCGGCCCCCTGGACAACGCAAAATAATAGGAGTATGGTGTATATATGAACATCAACGACTCTGTTATGGGCACCGAAACCATCGAGGTAGTACGAAAGTACCTCAAAGACGACGAGGTTGGTCGGTGGATGCGTCCTCTTCCTTTTGGGTGTCGGATGGCTATCTTAATACGAAACAAGGCACCGAGGTCTGTGCGCATGTACGTAGATGACGTGTTCCAGAAAGTGCGCACCGGCGTATATGACTGACTGGAATGATAGTCTATGGGAATTACTGTATTACGGCACCGTCGTCGCATTCTGGGTCTATCTGGCCGGTAGACTTTTTGGGGCCGGTGGATAAATATACACATAACGACTTGCTCACGCATACAACAAAAGGAAACCTAATGCCTATTCGCCGAACCGTAGTGTCTATCGTGGCAGTGTTGGTGTTTATCGTATGTAGCCTCCTGGCTCCTGTTAACGCCGAGTCGAAGACCAAGCTACCTACCAGCGGGGTCTGCTACGAGGTCGCCCAGGGGTTCTATTCGGTATGCAACCAAGCTTTTATCCAGCAGGGCACCGAAGACAAACGGGCATGTAACCAAGGGGCGGTGATCATTCAGGTCATGTGTCAAAATAACCAAATTCCCGATTTTTCATCGGCGTCGGATCCCTGCGTGAGTAGCGCGACATTCTTATCAGTGGTGATCACCACTGCCTGCGAACACGTACATACTGAATCAGCCCCTAGAGCCACGTGCACTCAAGCCGGCCACCACCTAGCTATTGCTAGACTGCGGTGGTGCCAGGAGACCAAACAGGCCGAAGGGGCGATCTAAGAGATAACATCTGGGCGACAGCGAATGCTGGTGGGTGTGCGGCACGGGGCGGGTTGACCGTGCCGCATTTAATAACAACTACACGACGATAGAGACTAGACATATGACTACTTACGCACGATTCAGTAGGATGATACGACTACACGTTCCTCTCTTGATCTGCTTAATGTTGGGTGGATGTATGTGGTGGGGCGACGCCCCACCACAAATGCCTAATCAACGAGATGTCGATGGTATCACTATCGCATGGGGCAACAATGCGCCCACCTGGGTGCTAGACGATGAGCCCATATTAAATATCATCGACCGGGCGGCCGAGTTTGCGGGCGGGACACGTAACGATATTCGTGGGTGGACGATCGTATTTCGAGATCAAGACGTCGAACATGTCGAGTGTTCGACCACGGACACTGAGTCTCATACCTACTCGGGGTGCGCATGGATTTGGGCTGGATGGATCGATCTATCTACATACCGTAGATCCAACGCGGAGAGGACCTCGCTGCTACACGAAATCATCCACGCGATTATCGGCGACACCTGCCATCGCTCCGAAATTTGGGGGCGCCTACAGGATATTGGCGGGATCGACTACGAACCAACATGTTGATAATACCTAGATCTCATACGCTACCAGCCTGCAGTCATCAACCCCAACTCGATAATCGCTACTGTCTACACAGCACCTGATCGTGTAGACCCTACTTCCTGCGCTCGGAATAATAACTGTATGAATTGAGCCGCTTGGTATTTGTAGTACCGGGCTAATAGCACCACTACTACTAATTTGCATTACAGAACCCCCTATATCGACGCTATCTTGGGTGATCTGAATACGACCAACAGCGCTAGGACCACTAACCGTACTGGTTACATAAATACTTCCCCCACTACTCCCCGCAACAGGGATCAATGACACTACCATTGGCCTACCCGTGGCCATAATGGTAACTGTCAGGTTGGTTACATCAACATATGAAGTCGACGATGTAGTAAATGTCCCGCTGCTCGATGAGATTACTGGTCCAGCCGCATTACCTCGGCCATCCACATAGATCTTGTTGGCGCCGTCGGTGTCGGCCGAAGGGGGGGCCATTGAGGTAACTTTCTGACTTCCAGCATCGACTCCAACAAAAAAGCCCTTGCCCGGCCCGGTCACATAAGCCTTTTCTACATTGTTAGCTCTAAAAGAAGCGATCTTAGATGTCGCGTTGGCTAGGGCTACGGCGTTGTCGAGGATATTGGCCACCGCCGACCCACCGTCAGCTACATTGCCTTTTAGAGTCAAGGTTGCTGCTCCACCAAGAATAGTTGACGTCACGCCGGTCTGCCCTATCGCAAATGACGTATCATGTACCCCCGTACCAAACGAGATAGCTCCGTCGGTGTCCCTAGTCACCCCTCGCGCTACCACAAACGAGCTAGCGTCCAGGACAGGAACGATCGGGTTGGCGGGGTCGGGCACGTAGGCGGTAAAAAGTTTAACTGTGCCGTAGGAGGTGTTGGTTGCATGTACGCCACCGGCGTCGGTGCGTAGTGGCTCGCGGTTGACATACACCCTACTTCCACGTCGTCGAGCTAGGATAAACCTGGACCCCGGCACGGCCGGCGCTAAAGCAAAGAGGGTCGACGACTGAGCTTTGACGGGTTGAATGGACGCGTTGGTGGCTCGATCTACCTCCACGTACAGCACCTCTCCGTCTACTAAGTTAGTCAACCCCGGCGAGGCGGTTAGTTGATCCAGCACCGCGTTTTCGGTTGCGGTCGAATTAGCAAATACAAAGAACAAACCACGCCACAACAGGTCGGTGCCGTCCCAGTACCAGTTCGAGCCGGTGGACGGGAACACCGACGTATCGTCGTAACAGAGCTGCACGGTACGGTCGTCGGCCGGAGAGTACCAGTGCTGTCCGCCCCCCAGTTCCCATAGACGATGCATCACCGCCCGGTTGAAATCATATTGGCTCTGGATATCCTTATCCCCGCCAGTAAACAGGCTAGTCGACAAGACCTCGTCTCGATTGGCCCATATATACTGGGCGTATATATCGGGCGAGACGCCGCCGAGGCCAAGGCGCCAGTACATCTGACGAGCATCCTCGATGGAAATGATATTGCCCGACGCCCCTACCACCACCTTGGCGATTGGCGCCCGAGTAGGAGTGGAGCTAAAATCGGAGGTAGAGATGTAGATCTTGTAGTTGAGTACTCGCGCCAGTGGGACGCTTTGAGTAAACTCATTGCCGGTCGAAGCTGATCGAAACACACACGGAGCGATCGTCGTGGGGTCGGCAGTGCGAATTAAATCTAAGCTGACGTAGTTGGTCTGGGCCACGCCGGGTGTAAAGCTTCCCACCACGTTGGCGCTAGTGCCGTTCAGTAGTACATCCGGCTCGGCGGCGTCGACGGTATAGATGGCCCCTGCCTCGGTGGCGGTAGAGTGTAGGAGGATGGCCGACCCCATACGCAAAAACAAATTAGCAGCCAAGGTGCCGACCATTCCGGTGTCTAGTAGCTCACACCCCCAACAGATCAGTGGTCGATCGCCAGTCAGCAGCGTACCAAGGTCCTGGAAATCCCCCGCCACCGCACTCTCAATACCGCTTAGGCCAGGTACGTCCACTCTCATCTGCCCCAAGGCGTTGAGTTGTCGTTTTATTGCCATCGTCAATACTCCTGATATCTAATGGGTGTCCGGTGGTGCAATCGAATACCAAGTCACCTAACCGTGCAATAGGTAGATTATGATTGAGCGTCGTTGGCGAACTCGACGCCAATGAAGGAAATTTGACCAACTACCAGCTGCTTAGGTGTGATAGCCCAGGTCTGTCGAGTGATTTGGCATTTAATAGCCCAAAACACCACCTCGTCGGTGACTCGATCTACGAGCTGGATGTCGATATATTTTTGTAGTAGTGCGTCGCGACCGCTAGCGGCCATCCCGGCCCCTTCTAGTCCTCCCGTAGATCGCCCACGTAGGACCTGTAGGGTGCCCGATATGGTGGTCTGAGTGGGGATCAACTCTTTGGTTATGTTGGAGTCGATTTCTTGGACTTGCCTATAAGGCGAATCAACATTTAGTTGCGGCACTCCGGACACGTAGCCAAATACTTGCCCGTTTATTAGGCATTTAAGGTGGCAACCGGCAATTACCGATGAAAAAGCCATCACGCCTCCCTAGCAGCTGCCACTTCGGTGTCAATGTCCCCGGCATACAGGCCTACAATATCGCTTATCCGCTGTGTGCCACTGGTCGCCTCCCCCTCGTTGCCCAGCCCCACATCAGAAGGATAATTGACATCTACGTTGACCTCATAGCCCCCAGCACTAATATCGGATATGGCCTGTTGGGCCGCCACCCTACCGGCAGCACTATCCGTTAAAATAAAGTCGCCAGTAAAGCTGGTAGTGGGCGGGTAGGCGTCTACCAGCATGTTGACGGTCGTGCCGGCCGGCAAGGTGGCGGCGAATACGTATCCGGGATCGATGATCAGTCCAGTGGCTCCAGCCCGACCGAGATACGGGACCGGGGTGGTGGCGTAGTCGAATCCATACCCAAATACCACATACCCCGCCGTGTCAGCAAAATTAGCCGACGAAGACACGTTGACGATTCGATACCCGTGCCCCGCCAATAAGGTATTGGTGATCGTCGTCGACGTGGCGGTGACACTCAGCCCCTTGTTGACTCCCTCAAACAGGTACCCACTATTCCCCGCTGTCGCCGCGTCTATGGTCAGGTAACAGGCATTGGCGGTAGTCCTGGCCACCACCACGCTGGTAGCTGGCATGACCACTTCCACCACCCCACTGCCCCGCGACAACACATACGCCGATCCGTCCTGTCCTAGTAGCCTAGACAGAGTGGTTGGTAGCCCCAAGGCGACCTGGCCGGCGCTGCTTTGAATCTGGATTTGACTGCGGGCCCCCAAGGTGCCAGAAAACAAAAGGATCTGATTAACGTTGGTGGTGGCGTCGATCTGCACCAAAGCTAGAGCGTTGACGCCTTGTACCTGTAATTCACGATTGATCACCCCAGCCACCTCGACGGCCAGGGCGGCGTTCATGTCGGCAAAATCTATCGCTTTAAAAATAATATTGACATCTTGAACGCCATCGAGAGTAAGAGGCAACGCCATGTTGTCTACTAACGCGAACGGCTCGTTGGTTGTGTAGGTGTATGCCTGTACGGCCTGTCGACCAAAAAACACCCGTAACATTTCCAAGATGGCCGGGGTGGTTAGCTGCCGGGATGACATTTGGATAACATAATCCCGGAAAGCATCGTCGAGTATTCCGACGTTCAAGGGACGATCGAACCCCAAGTTGGCGGCCCGACGATCTAGCCATTCACCCGTAGCCGTAGCGGTAAACATTGATCGCTCAACCAGCGGGGCATTGTCCCACTGGGCCTGCTCGCCGACCCCCAGGCCAGCAATAAGACAATCCCACACCCTGCCTTTCATACTGGAGGGTATCTGCTGCCGAATGAACTTGGCGGCTGTCAGGGTCGAGCCAGAGAACGGAGGGGCGGTGGCCCCTACTGGCACCACCCCCATGCTAACCCAGAAATAATAACTACCAGGTATAATCGCAATCGGCGGAGACGCGGTGGTTTGCCCTGAATACGTGAGTGTCCAGAAATCTTGCGACAAGGGGGCGTCGACGTACAGATAGATTTGCTGTGCCGTCCCGCCGGCCGCCTGGGTGCAAGTACGAGTTTCACCATGCGCGGACGTGAGCGTATAGGTGCCACTGCCTATATTTGGAGGATAATTAAATTCCGCCACCACCACACTGGCGTCTAGGGCGTGGGCGTGGAGCAGGACAAAGCTTAGGCCGGTAAATGTGGCAGTGGTGGACATTAGGTAACCGGATTACCAGCTAGGTCATGTACGTTCTGACTGGTCACTGTATAGATTACGCCAGGCGCCATCTCGTTGGCGGTCAGCATAAATTGCTCGGCGCTAATCGGAGTTACCAACATGCAGGTTAGTCCGTTGTCGATCAGATAATTACTGGCCGTGGTGGCCTCAGACAATACAACAGGTTCGCTAAATGTAGCTAGTAGTGTGGTAGTTGTCTGAGGCACCACTGAGACAAAAGATGGATAATGGCCGGAGCCCGTAAACCCCAGCCCCCCGTAGGTGTTGGGGCTACCCCCCCCGTCCTGGACCGCCCCGGCCGGAATGAAGAGCGCGTAGGTGCCGCCGATTGTTTGATCGGAAGTAAAGATCCGCGTGATGTTGGGGTTCAGAGTGATGATAGATAGGACGGAGACAGGCGATCCGACCGTTGCGACTATCGACCAGCTCAGCACATCGGAACCTAGTGTTGTCAAGGTCACCGTAGTGGACCAGGTCAAGTCAATAACGTTGCTGTTGACCGTCATGGTGGCCGACGGTGCCGATATGCCGCTGATCGATATGTCGGATATCACCCCTCTGGTAGCTAACGATTCGCTCATTTATGGCACCGCGGTGAGTCGATAGAGAGTCTCGTGACCTAATAGGTCGTAGGTGGAGTAAATGGTGTAGGTTTTTAGCAGCCCCGTTATGCCATCATTGAGGACGGCATGGGCTGATGTGTCGTAGACTCTGAGTTCCGCCTGTGTCAATCTGCCCCCGGCATTGTAGATTTGGTTCATTATCACCGAGTTTTTATGTAGCATTCCGAGCGTCTCTATGATGCCGTCAGTAATAGCGGTGAAGTCGATGGTGGAGATCGCTGTGTCGATTTGAGTTAGGTCCTTGTCCGAGGTGCCTTTGATAGATGTAATGGCGTCTGTGATCGCTGTGTCGATTTGAGTTAGGTCCTTGTCCGAGGTGCCTTTGATAGATGTAATGGCAGTTTGAAGATCGTCGGCAATCGATGTAACCGCCGGGGCGCCTATGCGCGTGTACGTGTCGGATTCAATGTTGGCCACCACCTCCATGAGGCCCCGATATGTCTGGGACGTAGAAGTCGCCACCGAGTATCGTAAGAAACCGGGCGTATCGATATCGCCAGAAGACAACAATAGATCGTACTCGCCTGGCATATTGACGGAATCCAACTCGAACCAATTGGTTCCATCTACAACCTTTGGTGCCGCCGCCCCCGCCTGTTTTTGTAGATAGCAGACCACGGCCCCAAACGCCACACCGGTCATAGGAGCGCCGGTCGCCGAGGTGATCAGAGTCACAGGGACCCGCAGGGCAACGCCTTGTTTGAGTTCCATTAGTTTCTTCCTCCGTTATGCAAGCCGCGTAGTTGTTCGAGTACCGTTATAGGGAGGATGAATTGTTTGGTTGTTGATCCGGTAACCGGTGTACCAAAATTCCATCTGGTTGAGCCATGGATCTCTACGATAGACAATAAAAGAACAGGTGTATCTAAGGTGATTTTCAGATCATTGCTCACCGTACTCTCGACGGTAATTAGCACGCTAGGGACAGGCGATATCCAGGTCATACGTATCACTTCTTGGAGACTTAATGGCGAATTTTTGTCGAAACGAGCCAGTCCCGTGTTAGGGAAAAAAGGGGTAGTCAGCCCGATAAGAGTTACGTCGGCCATCGGTTAGCTCAGATTTGGGATCGCGTTAGCTGGAATAAATAATGCCCCCATAGACACGTATTCGACCGCCCCGCCTCCGTTTCGTACTGCGTTACCGTGTGGATACAGAGGGCTGCTGCCGGGGATATATCCCATATCAGGTAATCTACCTCTGGTGTGCCAGGTGGTACCGTTCGTCACCACAACCCAACACGGTAGATCGATCTGGCTGCCTAATAATGAATCCACTACCCCGTTGGTCGCTATTGTGATCGCTAAAGGAAATTGAACCCACCCTACCGAACCAGCAGCGGTCCTGGTAGCGAACGCCGATGAGCCTGTGATCCCGGCCAACTGGATGCCCGACAAGCCGCCTACCGACGTGGACCCTGAATATCTTTTCATTGCCCATATAGGATATAGATCAGTTGGAATACATCCCGTGGGCGCTATACATGACACCACTAGCTGCGCCACGGCGGTGCCGGCCTGTACCACAAACCACACAAAATCGCCAAGAGTCGATAAACACAAATTAAACATATGCAACTCTGTGCTGCCGGAGTTCCAGGCAGCGACGGCTATCGCGGAAACACCCAGATGCCATTCGTCGACACTACTGGGGCGAGTCGTGACGGAACCGCCTGTAAATGGCGCTTTAGACATCAAGGTGGTAGCGTAGGGGTCGGTACCGCCGTTGAAATCTATACATATATAAAATGTACATCCGTTCATCGTTGGTGACTGCAACACGATCCACGAGTGTATGTTGCCCGTCGCGCCTCTAACAATCTTAGTGCCGTCATACGACGACAACCACCGATCGACACCGTCCATTCCGGCCGCCACGCTATCAGATGACCCCGCACAGGTCCATAGTCCGCTAGTTAACCCACCTAGTTCCCCTTTGATCATCGCCTTAAGGGCCCACATCTGATATCGGGTGAGATCTAGACCGGACGACGGAGTGTATGCATTATTGAAACTAAACTGCCATGTGCGTTCGTAAGCCAAGATGTACCTCCAGTTAACTAATAAAACTAATTTGTATGTCGGTGGTCGGATTAAATATCAACGCCTTCTCGTATGGTTGGACGGGAATTGAATCTGAGTTAGTGGTCGGTATCGGCGACAACATGACTACAGATAAGATTCCGTCTACCCCCTGAACAGCCTCGACGATACTGGATATCGCTATTGGCCCTGGAGGAGCTGAGTTGATCACCTTGGCGGCCGCCGACTGAGCACGTGCCACAACATTTACTGCGCCCGATCGAGTTCGAATAGCCAAAGACAATAGGACGCGGCGAATAAGAGGAGCGGCCACATCTATGGTCGCTCCGGCGGCAGCGTATCCGGGGTAGGTGATCACGTCTCGTTCGTCGCCGTAGACCACTCGACTGACTTCTGCGATTAGTCCGGTGTGGTATCGGTACCCGTCTTGTCCAGGCACCAGACTAGTAGGGAACTCCAGTTTGTCTTGTACGGTCAATACCGATCCGGCCGCTGCCGAGATGTGTTCCACGTTGACCATAGGGACCAACCCCAAAATGGTCTGATTAGGATTATCGTCGTCAGGGACTATAGAGTGAATAAGATACAGCATCCTAGCAGGATTCTTAGCTTGAACGGTTACTAGCGGCAGCTGGGAGCCCAGCGCCCCGGTAGCAAACGTAGTTGTACTAGCTATCGTAAAGGTATCCTTAAGGAACAGATCTAGTCCTGTAATCTCGTAACTTCCTTGGGGAGCAGTACCCAACGTGGAGGTGGCGATACGAAGCGTATCACCTGGCATGATCGAATCATAGGTGTAGAAGGCCACGTAGCCGTAGTCGTGTTCACCCGGCTCGGCATCGGGGGCCTCAATCATCAAACGCTCTGTCGATACATTAAACAATCTAAATGTCCCAACATTTCCTGCTGGCGCGGCCAACAGATCGGCGTCGAATAGATCGCTTTCCACGCCGGCCAGGCCAGCTGCCGAGGTGGCCTCGGCGATGACTACCGTGTCACCTGACACCAACAAGGGTGGGGCGTAGATGTGCCTATTGGCCGTTCCGGACGCAAACGACCACGTCTGATTGGTAACGTCGAATACTTCCGAGGAGCGCTGAGGCTCGACCGTGCCGGCTCCTACGGCGGGAAGGGCCGCTAGTCCACCCCAACACACCACTTGACCGTTTGTTATTTTGGCGGCGCCGAACGCTGCTCGCGACACGCGTAGCTGGCCCACAGTGGCGGTGGTGTGGGTGGCCAGATTGTAGATCTCGCAAGTAGATTGTATGTCGGTCCACGCCCCAGAATCCACGGACACCTGATCTTTAGCTCCGCCGATCACCAAAAAGGTCGAAGAGGTCAACGGAACAACTGCGTGTCCAATACGAGTTTCGCCAAAACCTAACGGCTGGTCGTCGGTCCATACCTGAGTGCTGAGCGTATAAACCTCGTAGCCCGTACCCGCCGCCCCCACCCCACCTACTACCAAGATCTGATTGACCCCGAACCCTACCGCATAGTGGCCGGCTCGGGCCCGCGCCATATTGTTTGGGTTAACGGTAAAGGTACCGGTGGCGGGGTCATAGATGTCTGAGGTGTTGGTTACGGTGCCGATATCCTGTGCACCCCCCACCACCACCACCCTACCGTCGCTCATCATAGTGGTGGTGTGATGCGACCGCTCGATAGTCATGCCCCCCGACGTGGGGGTCCAGGTCCCAATAGGCCGTCCGTCTACCCCTAGCGCTCCGGCAGTTGGATCAAAAATCCAAGCCCCATCGGACCACGTATATGGACCCGCCGGTCCAGTACCCGACACACCTCCAGTATACAATACGGTACCGTCCTGTAAGGTAATAGCCGACCCAAACGCCAGCGTGGTCGGTAGGGGTTCCATGGTGTACCAGGCGTTAACCGTGGGGTCGTAGGCCTCGACGACATTTAGGGCTGCGAAACTGGCAGACGTGAAATCCGCGCAAGACGTTCCTCCGATAGCTAATACTCGACCATCAGCCAGCGTGGCATAGGCGCAGCCCACAGCACCAACCCCGCGGGCTCCGGCGTTTCGCCACTTACCATACCCCTCTTCAAAATGTACCCACGCCCCACTCCCCGTTAGCGTCGGAGCATTAACGGTAGGGTAAATAATAGAATAGTCGCCGACATGGTCCCATAGCCACTTGGCCCCGAACGACGGATCGACCGCATACCCCCATGCCGACCCCGCCCCACCCACCACCACTGTGCCGGCCGTAGCGGCCAGCGTGGTAGGGGATGTCCAGTCCAGGATCTTAGGTAGCACTGAGGCATTATTCAACATCGCGTAAGCGTGGTGAGATATTGCCTCTATGTCGTCGCTGGTCGGTACCGAGACGGCAATGACCGGCGAAGAATTGAAAGCTGATAGGGCCGAAAATCGCACGGAATTGGCTGTGCCGCCGGTAACCTGCATGGCACCTTGGGATCCTAATGTACCAGACGCCAGCTGGACACTATGTCCTCTCGCCGCCGCGTCGACGGCACCACCCGCGGACGTTAGACCGGTCAGCTGCCCTCTGAGCAGATAATCGACCACATTATTGGCGGTGGTAGGGACGAGTCGGAACTCCTCATTGCCCCAGTCGTTTGGGGTCGTGGTTAGCGTAGCGTCGGGGGCTAGTTTTAGCTCGATGTCGTAGTTTTCGATCCCGGGGGTTGCATTGTAGGCCGCCGATCGGATATGTAGTAGGCTGTCGGCTATGGGGCCCGACACGTACAGGTCATCGACATAGCTGATCAGCCCAGTCCCGGGTCCATCCGCCAACGCGGCAGTAATCGACGACGCAGACAGGGCGTTGATGGCCGACACCACCTCGTTGGTAGTATTGGCTACGAGAGGAAAAAACTCTAGATCAGACGCCGATATGACCGTTTTCCAATCGGGGGTCACCGTAGTGGCAGCAAACTGCACCCAATATAATGGACTTCCGACCGCACTCGACGTCACCCTAAGTCGGACCCTAGTAGCCGACATGGCGTCGTCGATATCCCAATAGTTGCCGTTGGAGGCGGGAAGGGCCAGGTAGTCGTCGACTAGCACGCCCGTAAAGTCTATCGGTGTATCTGACCACCCCACAAAAGAATCAGGCGGATTGTTGATCGATGAATCAGCCCCCGCTTCCGTGTAGGTGAATGTCGAGCCCGGGAAACTTGCACTAGCCGAGGCGATCACCTTATAACCCGACGGATAATCAACATCGGAACACTCAACCCACACCGTGTCGCCAGGAGCCAATAGGCTACTTTGGATATCGCCGGTCGGAGGATCGAGAGTGACGGTCACCACCGCCCCACCGCCTCTAGAGATATTAGCGATACTAAATGCCGACAACATAGTGGCCGTGGTGGCCGGAGCAGCTTGATCGCACAACAGTTTGTCGCCGGGGGTTATGGTAATCGACCGGGCGGTATCGGATGCTAGATAGACCACCACACTACCCAGCGGCTTGATATTAGCTACCGTCAGGGTAGATTCAGAGACCAGAGGAGGTTGGAGTGATATGGTTTGATCGTCGTTACGCCCCACCCAGGACTTTAGTCTCAGCATCAAAACATCCGAGCTACTAGGCTGGGACGATAGATCTAACCGCGATCGGCCGTGGCCATGCAAAGCAAAATTGGAGAAATCGAAGTCGGTGCCAAAAGCCAAGGCGATGGACTGGGGGTCGCCTAGGGGGTCCAAATTATCAGCATCTAATAGTCGTATCGACGCCCCGTAGGGGATTGCCATGTCGGTCGTCAGCCGTCGACTCATGGGTACCGTGTATCCTTTGGTGACCGGATCCTGATCGAATACCACCAGCAAATTCGACAGGGGTCCTACGCGATACCGAGACGTAATCGCCATATTATCGATACTGGGTCTAGGCGCTACTAGCAGGTGGTCGATCAGTGAATCGCCGGCCGACTCGCCTGTCCACTCTGCCATGTCGCCGGCCAGGGTGCCCCAGCGATCTACAGTAGCCGTCGGCACTGCCCTGAGCCAGTAGCCGCCTTCGATATATCCGTTTTTGGCGTGCCCCGGCGTGCCGATGACGCTGCCGACGCTTAGAGGAGCGGAATAGGAGGTGACAATAAACGACGTATCGGTCGAGGGGGTGCCGATCTCCGACCGCCCTGAAATAACCGACGCAGCTTCGGGTTCGTCGTTATGGACAGCGCCCCCTACCAGGAGCCCCAGGCAGCCACTGGCGTTAATATCTTGCGCCGCCAAGGCGATGTCGCCTGTAATATCGTAAGTGTTGGTCGTCATCCTAAGACAGGACGCCACCGCACTGGCCGTGCCCCCCACCATATCAATAGCATCGACCAATTGCGCCTGTGTGTATGTGCCGGCCGCAACGGTGATCTGTTGGGGAGTTGCGTTGGTGCGAGCGAAATGCAAACGCTGAAATACCGGCAAGGAAATGTCGTTGTAGCCCGACGCCGTTCCCGCTCCGGCTGTGGGGTAATCACAGACAAACCATTGTCCTGCGTCATCCACCTCCGACACCCGCATGACGCTATAGGTGCTAGGCGCACCGCCTAACCCATTCCAGGCATCCTCGGACCATATGGCCCAATCGCCTATCTGCACGTTGATGAACGGGAAGGCGTCCGCCACTCCAGCGCCCACGTATGCAGCAAATCGGCGATCGTCGTTGGTCCAGCTTTGAAGTATTCTGTGTGATGTATTAAGTGAATGAGTCACCGCCTCGGCGTCGCCATCTACCACCACCCACAAGTTTGCGTCTCCGGCGGGGACGGTCACCGACGCGCCCAGCGCGGTTGACTGTATATACGCTCTGGTGTACTGAGTCCCTGCGGTCAAGCGGTCTCCGGCATCCAATGGATGCACCAACTCGATCTGTCCTCGGTTGCGATCGACCACATAATCGCGCGATCGGCCGTTACTGACCAAACTTGAAGAATTCAATACACCTTTGACAACCAACGTAGACGCAGGATCGATTTCGATCGATGCTCGGGCCGTGGACCCGGAATTAGATGTAAACACTAAACTGGCTCCCGATACCGCACAGGCAATACCCGGGATGCTATTATTAAACACCGACGCCCACGCAGCTAAAGGTAGGGCCGATGACACGACCGTAAATCCAAGCCCCAATGCGATGAAATCAGCGTCAGTGATGGTGTACGTTCGGCTTGGTGTGCCGTCAACCGAGATAATCAATGTTTCGCCCGATGATGTACTGGACCATTCTGCTTGGTTATTGCTAGTCACGGTGGCGGGTAGTCCGTCTTTGGATAGTAGGATGTCGTTTTTGTATAGCTTTACTACGTCTACTCTACCAGACGGAAACTGTAGGGAGCTGTTTGCGTCGACGCCCGATACGGTATCGATCACTTCAATGTCGTCGTTGGTATTAGTAGGAGCGAAGATGGCCACATATCTTCCACTACCCGACGTGCGTGCACTGAATGGAATATTTGAATCACTATTTATGGACGCCACAACCTCATAGGCGGTGGCGTTGGAGATATCTGAGAATTCCGACGTGACGAACGTGTGGGTGTAGGTGATACCCCCCACCTTGACCGTCATGGTAGCCTGATCGGCTAATGAATAGGGAGCCGCCTGTAAGGTCACCACGCTGGCCTTGGCTACGGGGATATGGTTGAGAACGAAGATTCTCTCCCCGCCCGTAGCGCTGTCCATTAGTACCTCATAGTCGATCCCCTGATCCTTGGCCTCGTAGCCACTGCCGTCGTCGACAACCAACAATGACGGCAGTAGGGTCTGATTGACGTATTGAGAGCTGGTCACCCTGGCACTTTCAGTGTTGTCTGTGGCCGATACGCCGAACGTATAGGTGGTGAGCCCTAACGGCGTACCAACGCCACTTCTCGCTCGACGAGCCGAGCGAAGTCGCTCTCGATATAGATCGTCTCTTTCGACATCTAATCCGTTGGCTATCGCCAGTGGGTTGGATACCACCATACCAGCAAAAAGCGGCGAGGGAACAACCCTCACCCCCAGCGCACTGGCATTTCCCGCCAGCCCCGGAGATCGACTAACAATAGGCACGTCAGCAACCAACACCTCACCGTCCAATAACGTGGCGGCCGTGGTGGTGATATAATTAGCGCTGTCTCCGACATTTCCTAGCGGGGTCGATACTGCTGTGCCTGCTGGAATATATCGATCGCCACCTTGAGCAAAAGTTACCGTCTCGCCCAAGCCATGGAACATGGTCGTAGGTGCGCTGAGGGCGATGCTCCAATACGACCCAATGTTGGCCGTGGCAGTGTAGGATAGAGGACCTTCTAGGTTGGCTGTGCCGCGTCCGATATACAAAAACCCTGAAGCACCAAACAAAGAGGCGTCGGTGACATAAATCACCGTAGTGCCCGGAATAGGAGCCGACTTGCCTTGAAAAATACGAGACGAAATTTTCGAGAAGCTATCGTCGGCAATATTCACGAACCCCGACGCAAACGTAGCTCCACGACGAGGTAGTTTCTCTGCTGCGCCGATGGTGTCTAATCGACGACCGACCGCCATGTCTAGATCACCGGCATCCAACAAAGCCAAGGTCTGAGCCTGATTACGAAACTGACTTTGCCCCACGCTCTCAAATATTGCCAGATAGGGCGATCCGGGTCGTAGAGATTGAAGACTGGGCGCAATCCCTTGGGTGTCTAGGTCACACAAAAAAGATTGCACCATCTCGCTAACGATCGTACTAAGACTGCGGAACGTGGGGGTAGTCGCCATAGATTTTCTCTCCAGGACGTCGGAGGGTCGTTACATGTTAGATTAGGGGCGGTTAAGCCAAGTCGAAAGTCAGCGGCAATGCTGCGTCGCTGCCGCGAACCCCCAACTCCAACGTGACACTGGTCGTCGGTCCAGAGCGCGTCACCAACGCCGACGAAACCCCGCTAAACGAAGGATTGGATTTAAATGTATTTTTTATACTAGCCAGGATGTTTTGTGCCGATGTGTCGGCAATGCTATCTCCCACACGGGCGTCGAGTCCAAATCCGGGATGCAAGGGGACAGATTTTAGTGGGGTGTTGAGCGCCACTCTGGCCCATTGGATTAAATAAGACAGACCTAATACAAACGGCCAATCTCCATCTGGGGTGATGACCAGATCTCCACTAGCATCTAACATACCGTCTACTTCTGATCTACTCAGGATATGACTCACGTCAGACTCGTTGGGAACGTATTTTAGCACCTCCTCGTTAGCTAACGAGTCGGAGGGTATATAGAGGCTTTGTTGGCTGTTAACCGTATTGGGCGCGAAACACTGTACGGACGCGTTGTCAACAGTCTTGAACTTTATTAAATCCGGCTCGCCATCTAAAGTGATTTGCCACTGCGCCGGCCCCAATGGTCTGATAGATTGAATACGTCGTCTCTCAGCCACCACGGTGTCTGACCATATAGATATTCTCTGCCCCAAAGCCAGGGTGTTCGCCGAGGTGAGGTTGATGAGATGTCCCGAACCGTTGCTAGATAATGCCTGGACGGTGCCGGTTTCGTCGACGTACGGGGCCATCAGGTCGTTGAGCGCCGCGATCTCTATCCATCGACTCTCGTCTCCTAGATATTGTAAGGCCAGCTGTTCTAACGATGAGTTATAAGGGAAGGGTACCAGAAACTTGCTTCTAGGTACCCGCATGGCGATATTGTTTTGGTTGGCTAAACCCGCTATATATTCCACGGTGCTCATCGGCACCCGGCTGGGGGTATTGATTACCAAACTTTGAATAGCCGTACCGGCATCGTTGAGCGCGTGTAGGACCCGATAGTCATCAAGGGTGGCGTCGCGTATTTTGGTCTTAGGAGTACGACAAACTAACGCGTCGTACAAAGGATCACCCAGCCCCACGGCGTCCGAGTAGTCGGCGATCAAGTCGAATGTTTGCTGAGCTATTTCTCGGAAGTCATGGGAGGTCAAAGACATCACCTGAGTCACGTAGTCCTGGGTGGCCTGTTGAGTTCGATTATCTGTATGTAAGGAATCGGGACAGATCAGATCATGAAAATCTACCTGCTCGTCATCCAGCAGTGATTGACGTAGGGTAGGGGATTGTTGAGCTGACCCCGACCTCACACGACCAACCTCGGATGTAATCAAATCCATCCTGACTTTTAGTAGTGGATCTTGATTATCGAACGCATACTTGATAGCATCCCACATGTTCGTCGTCGCCGGGGCGAACCCTACGCGCAGATCAGCTGGGAACATCAAACATGTCTTGACCAGACTGCCCGACGAAGCGCAGAATAATAGCACCTGCCTATATGCGTTGAAGATTGTGTGCGCGTCGCGCCGGATCGACCTAAATACATTACCGACCGAGCGAGCCATCTGGACCGCCTTCTTGACGGCGCCGAATACCTGACTGAACGCAAAGCCGCTACCAGCGGTCATATTTTCGGCGTTGGCGGTGTATAGATTATCGAGTCGGATAGATTCCGGCGGTAGACGTTTCCATGCCGCCATTTTTAGGCTGTAACGATATTCCAGTGGTGAATTGGCGTCTCGCGCCAAATCGAACGACTGTGGGGTTACCAGGTAGCAGGCCTGCTCCTTGTGAATAAAGAGTCCTAATCGCAACCCCCTACCCTCGCTGGTCTTTTTGGCCTCGGCGTACGTCTCCAAGAATCGCTGTAGAGCCCGGAACTGATAGTAGCCGGTCGACCCACGCTGAATATCAGTATCGTTAGGCTCTGGGTTTGAGAGGTTGGCTGTGTAGGTGGTGCCCAGCCCCATCGAGGCCGCAAACTGCTTGGCCGTAGCAGACTCCACGGTGCCGGACGCGATCCCCCTGGCTACCCCAGAGACAGCGTTGAGAATTCCTGGCTGTAGATCAGATGCTGAAGGACGATCGGTCACTACCCCAAAGGTGCCCGTAAAGGCTATAGGGTGGATGGGGGCGCCCCCGTGTTGTTCGACTATGCCCCCTAGGGTGGCCGTCAGCGAGATAGCAAAAGGAGTGCCGTTATTTAGTGACTCAGGGTTGACCGGTAGAGTAAAGATTAGATTATTATATACGCTGTACCCGCCAGATGTCCCCGCCAACGGAGTCGTGGTTGATGTATTGTAGTTCGGAGCCCACTGTAGGACCGCTAACTGATATGGGAATGTCTGACACCATAGATTCTCGTTAATGTCACTGGCATAATCCCATCGATCCCCCCCGCCGACAAGTATTTCGGGGTGGGCCGTATAAATATTATGGCCATTATCTAATAGGGACATGATAAGCTAGGATCCGTGAGGGGTCACGTGAATAGATTAGCGTCAAGCTACTGTATTCGTCCGGCCGCCGAACTAGACCCCGACTCCACACCGGTAACTACCACCAAGGCGTTACGTTGAAAATGTTTTACGATCGCGCGAGCCAGTCGAGTAAAGGCCGCTTTGCGTTGCCTTGGGGTCTGCCCCCCTATTGATCTCATCATCTCTTTAGCTAACAGGTCTGCGTTCAGTGCCATGCGATCTCCTATTTTTTTACTCGAACCTTTTTCGATGTGTTATTTAACGCAAAGTAGGTGTTGCCGGTGAATATATCGATACCACTGCCAATTACCGCTTCGTCGAGCTTATTGATCTTAGCACGCTGATCGCCTAAGCTGATATCATTAGATTGTACTACCACCTTGTTGGCTACCACCTCGACGACCGGCGCTTTGAGATACCATTTCTGTCCAATACGGGAATTGTGGGTGTGGGATTTAATTTCGATCGATCGTTTTTCTGGAGAAATGACCACCGAGTCTCCGTGGCGATCGTCTACCGTGATTACGCCATCTCTAGCAAACGACACCTTGGATCCGTGATTGTTTTTATTGCGCTCCCCCGGGGTGCCGTCTAGCTTGGTGGCTCCCGGGACCGTCAAGCAAAAAGCGCCGTCCGCGTCGATGGTAGCTCGAACTCCATTAAAGGCGAAATCCCAAAAGGTGTCACTGGGGTCGGCCGATAGATCATCAACATGTCGCACCCCACCCACTATCAGCGCATTACTTTTGTCGCCATTGGGACATAAAATCAAAACACGAGCCCCCCTACCAAAACCTCCTTGACTGGCCCCATCGGTTTTACGCACCGTATAGCGCACATGATCTCCTAGACCGCCGAAAAGATCGGCGACCGTGCATCGATACGGTACGACCGATCGGGCGCCGGTACCATCACGATACGATACATGCACTACATAGATCCACTGCTTGTTTTTGGTGGCGGATACATTGTTGAGGGGGTCGGTGGGGGAATAGGCGGCCACCACCTCACCAACACGCAGCGTGGTGTCAGATAGCGATCCCGATGGCCCTCCGGTATCGGCATATTGGGCGGATAGATACGAGGGCAATACTGTACCGTCTTGTAGTTCGGCCATGATTAATCCCTGGTGATTCCGATCGCGGCGCCTTCGGGGTCAATAGACTTAACATTCGGGAACGACCCTGCTCGGGCCTCTACCCCATTTTGATCACGCAATGTCTCTGAGGTATCAACCGTACCTCGCGCCAGAGATAACCGTGTGTAAAACTGTCGCATCCCCTCGGCTCCTATAGAGCACGAATGATTAACTCCTTGAATATGATATACCACGCCATCGAATTCGACGTTGTCTCCAGGAGCAATGGGAGATCTTATCCCCACGACCATCAGCGAGCCGCTCAAGGTCAGGTGCTGGCCCATTACGATGTCGGCCATGATATCGCGCCAGTCGGCGGGGATTTTTTGGGGAGTGTACAGGTAACAGTTGACCGACGGCGTGTAGGGACGTATGCCATTACGCAGTATATCTAAGTTGTCGACGATAGGGCGAGCCAACACAAACTGCATTTCTTCTTTACCCATCACTCCGATACCGGACCCATAGACAAATACCATGTTCTGGCGCGACAGGTCGGTCCTACCCAGAGACGACTGAATCACCATAGACGACGACACCACCCATCGAGGTAACTCAAGGAATCTAGTAGACGGCCTCCGAGCTAGGGCGTTGTTAGATTGTTCGTCTGATTGTACGGGGGTGATGTCACCTACTAGACGGCGATCTTGTTGCCCCGACGAGTTGTCATCTTTTTGTGATTCCGAATCCAAGATGGCCCCAAAGGTTGATCGATCGAACGCCCGGCCCAACTCTGACGTATAAGGGCTTTGTCTGAGTGTCAAAAATGGGTAGATGTCCCCTTGCTGATCCGATCGCAATGATACCAACGATTCATTGATCGGTTGCCCAAAATAATTAGACATAAAGGCCCAGGGAGTGGTGTTGGTCTGAGGGATCACCTCGGCGGGGAACACCCCCATGACCGGCAAAGGACACCGATATGCGTTATCTTTGGATACCGCCTTGTCCGGCCAAAACAGTCTACCAGGCTCCACGGTGACGTTCGATGCTCGTTCCGGGGTGGCGTATTTTTGTATTCCAATCAGGATACGCATCAAATCAGCAAACGTGCCGTGATCACCCTCTAGACCTAGCCATCGACATACTGTACGCGGGACGATATACGCCAGATTTGGTGCTATGGGCTGCGAGGTATTAGATGCTTGTCCGAGCGCCGACCAGGCGCCTCGACCAAATATCGCCTGCATCACATCGGGGATTAGTACATTAGTATCGAAACCACCGCCGCTCTCCACCGAGGCGGTGGTCATCATATTATGCACCGATAGTCCGAAACCCGCCATGGACGGTGCGATATCTTGGGTAAATGTTTGCTGTGGGTAATACATGATAGCCGAGTCGAATTCCGAGAAGGCCACCCCCGACACGGAATAGATACTCTGTATGGCTCCGCGAGCCGATACCTGCACCTGCTTCTGCACCGCCTGTACCCGCCCCAAGAATTTGAGCCCACTGTGCCAATGGTTCATCTTACGGCCCCTAGCCAACGCCATTGATATCGCCTGTGCCTCGTCCAGGCTATATACAATATAGGCCACCATCCAGTCACCAGGTAGGATTTCGTTTAGGTATTTGGTACCGCTATCGATAAAGTTGGCCTGCAGGGACATGGTATGAGCATCTTTTTGCGCGTCAATGGTCAGCGACACACAATCGCCTAAATCATCGACCACCAAGACATCTCGTTCCTGGTAGGCATAGGACCTGTCGTCGGTTGTACTGGCCCGCTTGGCTGGGTCATAGGTGATCGGATTTGCGTATCGAGCAAATCCAAGTACCCAGTGTGGAGAGATACTAATACACTCGTCGCTCTCTGACGTGTCTGAGAAATCTCGATTTAGAAAATATTTAGCCGCCATACGCCTACCTTGGTGGTCCTGACTTGGTGGCCCCCATTGCCGCATCGTAAGACCTAAAGAATCGACCTAACCTCTCCTGTGCCTTGGCTTGTTCGGTCGATAGCTTGATGGTGGTGTTTAGTTCGTTGAGGGCCGAGATTTCGCTCTCACGTAATTTTATAGAGGCTTTTTCTTGAACGCTTTCGAGTAGTGCGTCTTCCCCTTCGCTACTTACACGACCCCGACCCCGAAGCCCACCTCGACGTCGGCCCCCGCCACCCATTCCAGCTGCGCCAAGCCCAAACCGCGACATCTGTTCGAGTAACCCCACCTGCCCTCCATCCATGTCGGGATCGAGCATATCGAATATTGGCGCGGCCTCCATCATCTCACCCATCAGCTGGGTCCGAGATACTTCCCCGCGTCGACTCTGGATATATTGGCCCACCCCACCGGCCTGGGCTATAGCACGCATACGAATGTCGGCCTTCGTGTTACCGCCTGTATCCATCCAGCGGCCGACGGTCATGCTCTTATCGGCGCCTCGGGCCACGTGCTGAGCTTGCTCGATCGATATGCCGATATCCGCAAACTGCTGCGGAAGTTTGCCGGCCAGAACGTCGGACAATATCTTGGGGTCCGAAAGGCGATTGGCCAAAAAGTTCAGCTGCCACGGCGAGGCACCTGCCCCAAGCGCCTCGGCTGACAGTGCTAAATTGGTAGATTTCTGGTACGCGTTCTGGCCGGACATTAACTTACCATAAGCACTTGCGCCAGCAGCTACCATATTGGCCTGTCTCACCCCCATGGGTCCCCCGGGCGTGGTCACCCCCCCGGCCAAAATACTAGCCATACTACCCCCGGCCCCTTGGTACATCATACTATTAATACCCATCGTGTTGGCTACAGACTCTCCTAGGATCCCGCGGATAGTGGGATCCAATCCACCGAAGCGACCTAGAATATCTCCGCCCGTTACCGCTGTGCGACCTATGATATTGGCAGCCTGGCCAGGGTCCATGCCCGACAGAGCCGCACCTAACACTCGACCGCCATATCTAATAGCACTGTAGGTACCCACCATAGGGGCCACACTGCCGTAGTAGCCGCGTATCTCGTCTTCTGATATCTTTCCTTGTTGGGCCATCGATAGACTAGCCACATAACCACCACGACCAAATCGCGCGTCGGTGCGGAATCGAGTTGCGGCGGTGTCGAGGTTGTTTTGGGCTAAGTCCAGTAAACTCTGTTGCCCTTCGGATACCTTTTCGGCTCGTTCGAGCCTAGCTTCCTGTAATCTTGCCTCTAGGCGTTTAGTGCCCAGCCCCACCACCGATCGCGCCCCTACCATAGCCCTAGCGCCAATACCGACGATTCCAGGTAGATACGCCGCCGCACCTGGGTTGGTGGCACCTTCCATCAGGGCCGCGGGTACCATCGAGGCCCCCGTGGATAGAGCCATCCTGGCCCCCGTGATTCCTAGATCTCCTCGTGACCCAATATCTGCTGATAGAGACGGGTCGCGATCAATCATCGCCAGTCCGTATAGCTTTCGAATGTCCATTCCTCGCGCCGCACGCGCATATGAGGCCTGGACGGTGCCGGACTCAGCAGATACCATCACTCCGGTAGTCTGGGCGGTAACAATTGTCTTAGCCGCGATGGTTGCCGCCGCCACGATGGCTCCGCCGATTACCCCCGGTATCCCCATGCTTCCTAGTATGCCCCCCATCATCCCCATACCAGACATGCCCGCCCGCCCCATCAACCCCCTCATCATACGACCACCCACGCCCCCGCCCTCGCCCCCTTCACCGCCTGATCCGTCCATACCGGCCGCCGCAGCGATCCTTTGTCGCTCCGCCACGCCGGAAATGACGTCGTGGCGAGCACGATCTGCGTATCGTTCAGCCAGCTCAAGTCTACTCGGATCCACACCGGATCGCTTAAGCTTACCTAACCGAATCTGTGCAGCCTCGTACCTTTTAATCAAAGGGTCGATTTTGGACGTCGATAGCTCCAACTGCTTGGCGAGACTGGCCTGAGATTTCAGGACCTGATCATTTAGAATTTTAGTTAGTTTGGTGCCCGACTCGCCCAGCGCCTCAAAGGCTCGCTTTTGGTCCAGCAATGACTTGGCTAATCCAGTAGCCTTATTGGCCGCCCCGCCCCCCTGACCGCCCCCCCCCATACCCTGGAAACTTTTCGAAATCTTTGCGCCTTTTGTAGCAATATCATCTAACGTCTTGCCTAATTGGGCGACAGACGGATCGACCCGCGAGGCAACATTGATAGTAAGTTTTTTGTCGCCCATAGATAGATACCAACTAGGTCTGACCGATGTTATCAGCTAGATTGGGGCCGAATGTCATATGTATTTCGTCGACGGGGGTTGATGGGGGCTTGTTGGGTGGCTGGTTTTTTTTCTTAATCTTTCGTATCTCTTTAGGTGGCCCTTTTCGAAGGCCGGCCGCCACCTCTTGATTCAGCCGATCGTACGCCTTGGCATCGGCTGATTCAATCTGCTTTTCTTGGGCCTCTCGCTTCTGACGCTCCTCTTTGGTTTCGCACAGTTTCGCTAAATACTCGTAGCGATCATCCTCAGACATAGCCTCGAAGCTCTCCGTATAGTACGCTCGCAACACCTCTTCCTCCGATAAATCATCGACGTCGGGGAGGGGAGTATGAAAGGTACGCGAGTAAAACCGCCGGACATGATACCAGAAATCCTCATTGGTGGGGTGAATGATACCGCGCAGGGCTTTGAGCTGTAGGGCATCAGAGTAATGCACAGATTATTTCTCCGCATGCGCTCCACTACACACCGCGCACATATACACCCGCTGACCATCGATGACACAAAAAGCGATCAGACGATAATTACGGCGACATTTACGACAAATAGGGTAGTTGATCATTACTTCACCTCGGATTTGAGGGCCGCCTGCACCCTCTCACCCTCTGCCTCTAACGCAGCGATGCGGTCGGTCTCAATCTTCACTGCCGCGGTATAGATAGCTTCAAGTACGTTCCAATCCTCTAGCTCCACCCCGTTACCTGCTGCCGCCCACCACTCAGGAGACTCGACGATACGCACCCCTAGCTGCGACAGCACGGCCGCAAACACCTTAGAGTCAGATGTAGCCGCGTCCGCGTCCGCCCCGAGTAGTTCGCGTCGTATCTTGTCGGCTTGTAGCTTATCCCGGAAACTCAGCCCCGACTTGGCTCGAAACTTGCCGTCCCATATTTTTCCGGTGGTGTCTCCCCGGACATGTATCTCGAAGAGAGTACCTTCAGCGATCTTGGTCATAATTTCCTCTGTAGTTACGGGAAGCTGCCTACGTGGCGCTTCTCCATATAGATAGATTACCGCCGCCCCGCCTTGTTTTTTATAGCGAAGGTGTTATTATACTACCAACATGCGCCACCAGAAACCGGATTATATATTGAAGCTCGCTGAAGTGAGTGCCCGTGAAACGGCGATAGCTAACAGTGATATGTGTCTGTAGCTCGCCCCACCCCGGGGCTCCGAACAGCGAAGTTAGCCGAACCGAAGGAGAGACCATGACGACGACCACCCCCACTCACACGAGCACCCTGGACAGACTGCGACGCATAGGGGCCTGTGACCCCATATATAACTGGGTAGCCGCACAGCCGGACTGTACACCTGCAGTGCTGTGGGCCACGTGCCCGCGCGGAGACTGGCTGCTATGGCTCGCCGCCCGCGTCGGCGTAGATCGACACGTCGTGGTCGCGGCCTGTTGTGCCTGCGCTCGCACGGCACTGCGATACGTCACGGATCCACGCGAGCTACGGCCACTGTCTGCGATCATGATCGCTGAGGCCTGGGCGCGCGGAGATCCTAGGGTCTCTATCGGTCATGTACAGGACGCCTCCGCCGACGCCTCCGCTTGTGCCACAGCTGCCCAGGCCTCCATCGCCGCCTCCTACACCATTTTGGACGCAGTCGACGCCTCCCTTGCCGCCTCCTACGCCTCCCACGCCATTTTGGACGCAGTCGACGCCCCCCTTGCCGCTTCCTTTGCTGCCCACGCCTGCGCCTGCGGCGCCCACGCCGCCGTACAGCACGAGCACGCAGATATCGTACGCGCGGTCATCCCGTGGTCACAGGTGGCCGTGGCGATCGCGGAGACGGAGTCTGATCTATGACCACAGTCCATGTTTCGCGTGGGCGCCCACCTGACCTCCGGAGACTCCGAGGGCCAGGCGGGCAGAAGGGCCCGAAGTGAAGGAGACCAATATGGCACAGACCCCGGTGTACCTCCGCGACGCTGACACCCGTTATGTAAACCTCTGTTACGCCAACCTACAGGGTGTGGACCTACGGGGCGTGGATATCGGTGACGCTGACCCCCGTGGCACGGACCGATGACCCCGGACTACATCAAGGAAAGGAGCTTAAAATGAGCAAAAAGTACTCGCTTGGGACATATCCATATAGATAAATCACCGAAGGATAGTACGCATAACAACCAAGATGTACGGTAACACTACGATGTCGAGGGATAGTCAGGTCCCTGGCAATGAAATCAAATAAAAGGACCACAATGACTGCTACGATCGTTATTTGTCTGGCTATAGTTGCTTACCTATACTTCCATCGCCCAACGCCATGTCACTGAGCTGCTTTCGATGGAAAATGCTCGGCGATCATCTTCTTCATCCTGAGAGAGTTAAGTAGATTATGTGAATGTACCTCTGGTCGAGTAGCTGGCCATCTATCATGACGAACCATCCACTCCACTAATTGCAGCCCGGTCATATGCCCATTGTCGCGATGGCATGAACATCCCCGATCACATACACCATCACCGAAGCCACAGTGCATATGACATTGTGGACATGTGTCTGGTTGGTCGAGATCATGGTCGAGCGACATCTGATCGATATGTTGGTGTAGCAGATGCAAGATCACCTCTTCGACGTTATGAGCACGCACCCATCCATCAGGCGCCGGTCGCCAGTCATCGAGCCATATTTTTATACCCATATCACTAGATTACCTCGGCTAAGTTTGCTATGTTATAGTACCTATTATGAAGAAATCAAAATACACCCTCTCCGACACCGACACGATCCTGCATTGTGGCCGCACGTTACATCGAATTCTTTACGTCGACGGAGTAAAGGGTGGATACGCGGAAAAATACAGTAACCTGTCACAGACAGGTACGTGTAAGATCCTAGGCGACGCCAAGGTGTTCGACGACGCCAAGGTGTTCGACGACGCCCAGGTGTTCGACGACGCCTGGGTATGTGGCAACGCCCAGGTGTCCGGCAACGTCATGGTATATGGCAACGCTCAAATATCCGGCGCCGCCTGGGTATGTGGCAACGCCCAGGTGTCCGACGACGCCATGGTGTCCGGCGACGCCTGGGTATCCGGCAACGCCATGGTGTCCGGCAACGCCAAGGTGTCCGGCAACGCCAAGGTATGTGCCGCCGCCCGGGTATGTGGCGACGCCAAGGTGTTTGGTTATGCTATGGTATGTGGCAGCGCCATAGTGTCCGGCAACGCCAAGGTATGTGGCAACGCCCAGGTGTCCGGCAACGTCATGGTATATGGCAACGCTCAAATATCCGGCGACGCCAAGGTGTTCGACGACGCCAAGGTGTTCGACGACGCCAAGGTGTTCGACGACGCCTGGGTATGTGGCAACGCCCAGGTGTCCGACAACGCCGAGGTATCCGACAACGCCATGGTGTCCGGTTACGCCGAGGTGTTTGGCCACGCCAAGGTGTCCGACGAGGCCCGGCTGTTTGCCACCGAGGATTAATATCGAATGGCCGAGCCACTTCCCTCGGCCCGAGGAAACCAAAATGACTAAATCCAAATACACCCTCTCCGACACCGACACGATCCTGCATTGTGGCCGCACGTTACGTCGAATTCTTTACGTCGACGGAGTAAAGGGTGGATACGCGGAAAAATACAGTAACCTGTCACAGACAGGTACGTGTAAGATCCTAGGCAACGCCATGGTGTCCGGCAACGCCAAGGTGTCCGGCAACGCCAAGGTGTCCGACAACGCCAAGGTGTCCGGCAACTCCAAGGTGTTTGGCAACGTCATGGTATATGGCAACGCTCAAATATCCGACAACGCCAAGGTGTCCGGCAACGCCATGGTGTTCGGTTACGCCTGGGTATGTGGCGACGCCAAGGTGTTCGGCAACGCCAAGGTGTCCGACAACGCCGAGGTGTCCGGCAACGCCAAGGTATATGGCAACGCCGAGGTGTCCGGCGACGCCATGGTGTTCGGTTACGCCGAGGTGTCCGACAACGCCATGGTGTCCGGCTACGCCCGGCTGTCCGACGAGGCCTGGCGTCCCACTACGCCTGGCTGTTTGCCACCGAGGCTTAATGTTCAGATGGCCGAGCCACTTCCCTCGGCCCGAGGAAAAAAAATGACTAAATCCAAATACACCCTCTCCGACACCGACACGATCCTGCATTGTGGCCGCACGTTACATCGAGTGCTTTATAGAGACGGTACGTTTGGGGGGTATATCGAGAAAGAACAAAACCTATCTCAAAAAGAGGCCTGTCGAGTCCTAGAGGGGGCTTTTGTTTTTTGCGATGCTCGGGTATTCGGCGATGCCATAGTAACCGGCAACGCTCAAATATCCAACAACGCCAAAGTGTACGGCAACGCTCAAATATCCGGCGACGCCATGGTATATGGCAACGCCTGGGTATGTGACAACGCCAAAGTATACGGCAATGCCTTGGTATATGGCAATGCCTGGGTGTTCGGCGATGCTCAGGTACGTGACGACGCCGTGGTATATAGCAATGCCTGGGTATTCGATAATACCCAAATACACGGCAACGTCAGGATACACGGCAACGTCAGAGTACACGGCAACGTCAGGATACGCGGCAACGTCAGAGTATCTGGCAACGCCATGGTATACGGCGACGCCATGGTATACGGTGATGCTCAGATACGCGGCAACGCCAGAGTATCCGACGATGCTAAGATATACGACGTTGCCAAGATACATGGCAACGTCAGAATACACGGCAATATCAGAGTACACGGCAACGTCAGAGTACACAGCAACGCCTGGGTATATGATAATACCAGGATACACAGCAACATCTGGGCCCTCACCGATGCCATGGTATACGGCGACCCAGGGCGTTGGGGGTATGAAGGTTTGCGATAAAGTTCTTTCGAGGCCAACCTTTTATGTTGACATAAAAACTTTACCGTGCTATAGTAGTAGAAGTCGTTAAATAAACTCAACCAACAAACAGGAGTACAGAATGAATACAGTCGTCGCAGTGCCCAAGATGTTTACGTGTAAGGTGTGCGGGTGTCAGTTCTCGGGGACGGGGAAGAGGGGGCGCCCTTTTCATAAGTGCCCAGTCTGCCGGCAAGTGCCCGGCGCCGGCGCCGGAGAAACCAAAATCGCTAGCGAAGCACCCCCAGTCGCGTAACACAGTGTATACGGCGACACCAGGTATCAATGCGGGGTACGCACGTAAAGCCCCGCTGCATCCCGGAGCTGACGGTGCCGGGCCAAGAACGAGCCGTTATGTGGCCTCGCAGTCGAGGTGCCTCGGAGATTCCGTGCCGCCAGAGGCAACACTACACGGTAGCCGGTCGTGAGGTTGGTCTCTACTCTAAAAAATTGAGACCATTCTATCAATGCGGGGTACGCACGGTCTAGTCGACTAAGACCGGTCTAGCGACCAAACCAAGCTACGACGATCTCGCCCCACCGCGCCCCCCACTTAGCGGCCACGGCCCCTAACAGAGCAATGACGGTGGTTACGCAAATCTTCTTCATCAGCCCCATTCGCTTACGAGCAGCCTGATAGTTTACTAGTAGGATATTGATATGCTGCCCTTGTTCGTCTTGTTTGTTTTTTAAGGCAGCTAATTCTCGCTTCAGATCTGCGTGGTCGGAGTCGTTTTCGCCACGCAACGCCGAGACGTCGTCGTGCATTTCTCGGCCGACCGCATCGATACGCACTATCACGCCTTTGATTTGCTCACGTAGCTCAGCCATGGTGGCAGATACCTCGGACGAAAAATCTTCGTAGTGTTGCAGTCGAGATTCGTGGGATTCCAGGATAACGTCGTTTTCGGACATATCGACCTACTTGACCGGGATAGCTAGGGTTGCTGGACAGTCGTCTTGATACAGATCCTGAACCCACTGCTCCTCGACGATCACGGTAGCGCCGTTGGGGATGGCGGACAAATCCATGCGACGCGGAATTGCGGTCGACAGGCGAGCGAGTAGATGAGTTCCGTCCACGACGCGCACCACCTCGGCCTGCCAGCCGTCGGCGGCACAGTCGATATTCAAAAGGCAGTTACGTGTAATTCCAGAGGTAGAACCAACGGTTAGCTGGCCGCCAGTAGTGCCGGCAGCGGTGCAGAAAGTCGTAAAAGGTTGCAGTCGAATATACGCCATGAAGACGCCTCCTTTGAGGTAGATTACTCTTGACATAGATAACGAGATCTAGTAAACTCCTCTTTGAAACGCAACGATGACCACGGAGACAGGACCATGATGAAGCCTACCATCGACAAAGCATACGACGAGCAAGATCGACTCGTACAAGGCGATTGCCCCTTGGTTGTACAGACGAAAAAATGTAACTCCCGGTGGGTGGTGAGATGCAGAATTGCAGCAGCATCACTAGACTCTGCCGTTGCGAGCGCACTCCAGTGGGAGGCATCGGGGCATCAGATCCGGATCCGCCAGGACGGCCGTACCATACTATCTAGGTAATGATCTCCCCGGGCGCCCGCCTACGGGAGTCGCCGACGAAGAAGAGACCTAGTAGACTTCCTCATACAATGCGATCTAAAAGGAGCTTAAAATGGGCGAGACCGCCGTAATTATTTGTATCTGTTGGATAATTTGTTGGGCGCTGGTGGCTTACGTTCGTCACTCTTGACATCAATACTAAGATTTGGTATACTCTCTTTATGATAAACACTATCTCCACAAGACGCGATCAGAGTATTACGTTGTCGACCTTATGAACCAGGCAGGGGATCATTGTATCTCTTATATGTTTGCAACCAAACGAGCGGCCATTACGGCAGCCAAACGCTGGCTGCGTGGGTATGTCACCGCCACGGTCTATAAGGGACAACCCGGTGCCGAGCCGGTGGCTCGTTTTGTTTTTGGTATCGGACCTATACCTATGTAAGTTTCTAAGTCAACCTCATTCTACAAAGAAACCACATGCTCTACGCCATCCTTATGTCTCTACTGACAACCGCCACCACCGGGCCCACTCAGCCCATATGCGGCGAATTAGTTATGCCGGCTTACGGGCTATGTGTCCGAGGGGCTCTTTTGTATGGGATCAGTAGCTCAACGCAATGGACCCAGGCGGTTTGCAATGAGATGGCTCGGACGGCTCCTCGATTATGCGAGAATGGCACCCTCAACGAGATGCGCCAAGACCCCGATAAGAGCGTATGCTGGATCATGTCTGATTTTTTTGGGGCAGCCTTTGACCTGGCATGTGGGGCCCAACTAGGTGAGACCCCCACACACTCGTGTGCCGGATGGGGACAGGCCGTACGAGCAGCTGCGCACAGGGACTGCCAATAAACACCTCTATGCCGGTGATCTTCCTAGATTTTGACGGTGTACTTAATTCTAGTAGATTTTTGCGCGCCAAGCAGGAGGATCAAGCGACGGGAAGACCAGATATTCCATGGCCCGACGGGCACATAGACCCAGCGGCCGTGAGCAGGTCATAGCAATATGAAACACCATCAAGTGTGATAAGAATTACGTCGACGTCAGGTTGCCCCACATTTCATCACGGAACACTAAAGACAAATTGGCATCAACTAGATCCGCTACTCCGAAGGCGCCGGCGATGTTGTAGACATTAACCTGTGTGCCGCGCAAGATCGATGCCCCGAAGACCCGGAAGGCCAATGCGGGAGTGGTGCCTGTGTCCGACCCACCGGCCAGCGTACCCGCTCCTGCTATTACGTCGCCGGACCCAGTGGTAGATATAGTGTTGCCGCCGCTTCCGGGCACGTCGGCGGTTACGGTCACAACCGCTAGAGCCGAGGTAGCATCGACCACGCCATCGATTCCTACTGTGATCGAGTTGGTGATCGCGGCAGCGAGTGCAGCTGCGCATAGTGTTTTGTTGACCGCGCCACCTGCAAGCGACACCAAAGTAAAGCCGGCGCCAGTTTGCGTAACAGACACGTTACCTGAAGTCCCTTTCCATACCCCCTCCAGCCCCACAACCCCTAGAGCCGAGGTGGCGGTGACGATATCGACAATTCCGACCGTCACTGAAGCTACAATGGCAGCAGCGATATTATCGGCGGTCAGAGCCAGATCGATAGTGCCGCCAGTAATTGTTGCCCCCGACACCGATAAGTCTCCGGTACCAACCAGCGTGGTCCCGTTGCGTAGGGTGCCGAGAGCCACAGAGGTGACAGTCGCCGTGTCGGTGCCGCCATTGCTAGCGGTCCACACCCCCGAGATCCCTGCGGTAACCGACCCTGTAATCGCGGCAGCGAGCGCGGCCGCGGTGGTAATTACCGTTATCGCCCCACCGGTCATTGCCACACCTGACAGAGTAAAACCAACCCCCGTCTGAGCGAGTGTCAGATTCCCTGAGGTGCCTTTATTTATTCCATCCAAGGTCACTACCGCCAACGCGGGGGTGGCGGTAATGATCCCGGCAATCGCAGGCGAGACCGATGCCACAATGGCGTTGGCTAGCTCCACGGCCGAGAGGGTGAGGTCCAAGGCGCCGCCCGTCAGTGTTCCTGATGTGGCAGTGATATCTCCGGTACCAACCAGCGTGGTCCCGTTGCGTAGGGTGCCGAGAGCGATCGATTCCACGGTAACCACCGCGGCCACCGGGATGGCGGTAATAACCCCAACCAGACCAGCGGTCACCGAAGCTACAATGGCCGCAGCCAGATTGGTAGCGCAATCGTTGACCGTAACAGCGCCGTTAATCAAAGTCGCATTGGCACATACAAAATGCCCCGAGCCGCCATCAACGGTACCAAACGTATTGCCAGATGTCCCCTTCGCCTTAAAGGTGATAGTCACGGTGGCAGATGTT